GGGATCAAGGTCGAGATCGGGGCGAGCGCTCTGGACTCGATGGCTCGTGCCGTCATCACGCATCTAGTCGACCGTTTCGCCTCTCAGATCCAGCGGACGGTCGAAAAGCGGATCAATGAAGCGATCGCGAAGGCGATCGACGACAAGATCAACACCGTGATCGGCGAGCGCGCCGACGCGATCATCCGCGACACGCTCGACAAGCCGCGGCGCAAGACCAACGCATGGGGCCAGCCGACCGGGCCGGAAGTCTCGTTCGGCGAGATCATTCCGGAAATCGCCAGCTCCTATCTCGATGAGCGGGTCAATTCGAAGGGAGTCCGCGAGGACTACCAGAACGACAAGTCCCCCCGGCGGGTCGACTGGATCATCGCGACCCTGGTCCGGGAGCAGGTCGACAAGGCGGCGAAGGATGCTGCCGGCGCGGTCACCGAACAGGCTCGCAAGATCGTCCAGCAGCAGGTCGGCCGGTTCGTAGCCGAACAGATGATCCCCGCCATCGAGATGAACAAGGTCTGACTGACCGCCTCAGTACGGCGCGCGGAGACGTGCGCCGGCCTCGGGCAGCCAGCTCGCACATGGGGACCGCAATGACCAATGCATCCGAAAAGCCCGTCATCGTCCGCACCTATTCGGCCGGCGTTCACTTCGGCTACCTCACCCGGCGCGAGGGCAAGGAAGTGGACCTCGTCCGCTCCCGCCGCATCTGGCGCTGGGGCGGTGCATGGACGCTGTCCGAGATCGCGACGACCGGCCTGGACGCCGCCAAGTCCAAGGTCTCTGCGCCTGTCTCGATCACGCTGACCGAGGCCATCGAAATCATCAACTGCACCCCGGCCGCGGTCGCCAGCCTGGAGGGCGCGCAGTGGGCGGATTGATGGGCTCCGGCTACGGCAACGGCTCCGGCGACGGCTACGGAGACGGCTACGGAGACGGCTACGGCTCCGGCTCAGGCTCCGGATCCGGCTCCGGCTCCGGCGACGGCTACGGAGACGGCTACGGAGACGGCTACGGCGACGGCGACGGCTACGGCTCCGGCTCCGGCGACGGCTCCGGCTACGGCTCCGGCTCCGGCGACGGCTCCGGCTCCGGCCGCGGCTACGGCGACGGCGACGGCTCCGGCTACGGCGACGGCTCCGGCTCCGGCATGGACTGACCGCCTCAGTACGGCGCGCGGAGACGTGCGCCGGCCTCGGGCAGCCAAGGAGGCACACCCCATGAACCAACACTTTCACGAATTCCCGAGGTTCCGCGATCCGCCGGAGCCCAAGCGCGGCCCGTCGATCGACGGGTATCAGGTCTGGATCCTCGTCGAGGAAATCTTCGTCGGCGACTATGCGTTCATCGACACCGCCCGCGTCTGGGCTTCTGGCGTCGATGGTCCGTCGGAGGATGAGGCCGCGTTCAAGATCGACGCGATTTCGGTCGGGTTGCGCGGCGGGCCGCAAAAGACCCTGTCCAAAGATAATCCATTCGAAGCCGTGCTCTGGGACGCTGTCGTCAAGTGCGTCGAGGGATCGCAGCACTACTGCAACGAGATCATGGACCGGTTGATGGAGGCTGCGTCGTGAGCAAGCACACCCCGGGACCTTGGAGGGTCGAAGTAGGCACCACCCTAGTTTGGGGTGGGTGCAATGAGGACGATATCAGTACCTACGGCATGGGGTATCCGATCCTTGCCGCTGCCCTCAGCCGGTCAAATTGGGCCAAAGGGCAGCCAGACGAGGAGGAGCAACTTGCTAACGCTCACTTGGTCGCTGCGGCACCTGATCTTTTGGATGAAGCGCGGAAACAGGTCGCGTGGCTTCGGCATCTTCGCGAAGAGGCTGTTGGATCGATGCGGGTGTCTTTGATCACCGGCATAGATCAGTCAATCAAGTATCTGTCTGCCGTGATTGCCAAGGCGGAGGGCCGGTCATGACTCCGCGCCTCGAATACCTCGCCTCGGCCGCGATCCTGTTCGCCGCTGCCTTCCTTTCGACGTGGGGGCTGTGATGGGTCTGTCACGGGCGGAGGCTCTGGCGTTCCACCGCACGACGGCAGAACTGGAGCGCGCCACGATCAACCGGGCTCTCGACAATGCGCGGTCTTACCTGATCGCCAAACGGATCGTTGCCGAGGCACAGCGCGGCGGGATCGCTCCGGAAATCCTAATTCTTGCTGCAGAGGTGGCAAAAAATGCAGATCGCTAAGATCGAAGATCAACCGCAGTCTGTCGTTGTGGCGACCGATGCTTCCGCGCTGATGTCCGTGATTTCCAGGGCCGCAAGTGACCCTAGCACGGATGTCGACAAGCTCGAACGCCTGATGTCGCTTTACGAGCGCATCACGGCCAAGACGGCCGAACAGTCCTACGCGCAGGCTTTTGCCCTGATGCAACCTGAACTCCCGATCGTCGCCGAGCGCGGCTCGATCAAGAACCGGGATGGCAAGGTCCAATCGACCTATGCCCTGTGGGAGGACATCAACGAAGCCGTGAAGCCCGTTCTGGCGCGGCACGGGTTCTCGATCAGCTTTCGCACGGTGACCGAGGCGGGGAAAATCTCGGTCACGGCAGTCCTGCGCCATGCTGGCGGCCACTCGGACACGACGACGATGGAGCTTTTGCCGGACGGCAGCGGCAGCAAGAACGCCGTGCAGGCTGTCGCCTCGTCCGTCAGCTATGGCAAGCGCTACACGGCCGGCGCGCTCCTGAACCTCACGTCTCGCGGCGAAGACGACGACGGCCAAGCGGCTGGCGTGAAGGGCGGCACGATCACGGACGATCAGATTTTTACCATTCGAGATCTGATCGATGAGGCCGGGGCAGATGTCCGGAAATTCTGTGAGTACTACCGGATCGATGCTGTCGCTGATCTGCCCGTGACCAAGTACGACGACGCCATGGCGCGCCTGGGCCAGAAAGGCGGGAAGCGATAATGCTGACCGTCTACGACTGCGAGCAGGGTTCAGAGGACTGGTTCCGTGCGCGGATGGGCATCCCGACCGCGAGCGAGTTCGGCACGGTCCTGGCGCCTCGTGCCGGCTCTGAAGGCAAGATGCGCCGGACCTATCTGCACAAGCTGGCCGGCGAGATCATCACCGGAGAGCCCATGGAGCGCTATGGCAACGCGCATATGGAGCGCGGGCACGAGATGGAGGCCGAGGCGCGCAGCCTCTACGCTTTCATGTCCGATGCCGACCCGACGCAAATCGGGTTTCTTCGGAACGGTCAGAAGGGGTGTTCTCCCGACAGCCTGATCGGCGATGCCGGCATGCTGGAGATCAAGACGAAGCTGCCGCATCTGCTGATCGACTGCATCCTGAAGGACGATTTTCCAGCGGAACACAAGGCGCAGTGCCAGGGCGCCCTATGGGTGGCCGAACGCGAGTGGGTCGATATCGCAGTCTATTGGCCGAGGATGCCTCTGTTCGTGAAGCGGGCCTATCGGGATGAGGAATACATCTCGAAGCTGTCCGACGCGATTGATGCTTTCAACGCTGACCTTGCTGCCGTCGTGGACCGCATCAAGGCATACGGCATCAGCCCCGCGCTGGTGGCTCCCTGATGGCCCGCACCGACGCAGACCGCGCCCCTGTGATGATGCGCCGGACACCACGGGGGCTAGAGCCTTTGTCTGGGTTTGATGCCGAGCGGCTTGACCGCGTGGCGATCGGGAGCGTGGTCGAAGTCGGGATTAAGCAACGGCGCTCGACGCAGCAGAACCGACTTTATTGGTCGATCTTAAGCAAGGTCGTCGAAAATGTCGACGGTTATCCGACATCCGAGCGTTTGCATGACGCTTTGAAGCTGCATCTTGGCTACTCGGTCAAGATTAAGTCGGTGACCGGACACGATATATGGTTGCCGGATTCGACGGCATTCAGTAAAATGGACGGCGTTGAATTCAAGGTTTTCTTTGATCTAGCACTTGCTGTTCTGGCCGATCTGATCGGGTGCGATCCGATGACGCTGGTGAGCGAAGCGCAGAGGGAGGTTGCATGAGCAAGGTCTATGACATTGAGGTTTTTGAGAACTCTTCCCCGGATGAGTCGGATCGCCGGTGGATGGCGTTGGTCCGATTGCACCGGAAAGATGACCTAGCGTGCTTTTTGGTCAGTCCGGACAAAGACGACGCAATTCAGAGGGCGACCGCGCTAGGTGAGGCGTGGCAAGCGAAATGGGATGCGGGGGAAGAAAGCCGCATCCAGCGTGCGGAAGCCTTGCGCAAAGCAAGGGACCGGAAAGCGAAAGCTGTCGCCTAATGCGCGCCGTTCCAGAGTGGATCGCCAAGCACGATGACGAGGCGATCCCGCCTCGCGTCAGGGGGAAACGCATGTGCACGGTCGAGGGGTGCGATAAGCCGCACGATAGCCGTGGGTATTGCCGAGGTCATGCAGCTCGGTTCCGCCGGCACGGGTGCCCGTTGAAAGGAACTACAGGCCGCCATAAGGCTACAGAGTTCATGATGAATGTTGTCATCCCATATGACGGGGGTGATTGCCTCCCTTGGCCTTTTGGTAATAACAACAAAGGGTATGGTGTCTACCATCACAATAGACGCGCTGTCGGTGCTCATGTCTTTGCTTGTGAGTCTGTTCATGGTGATAAGCCGACGCCATCACATGAAGTTGCTCATTTGTGCGGGAATGGTCACGCGCTCTGCTGTAACCCCAGGCATTTGGCGTGGGCGACTAAGGCCGAAAACGCCGCCCATAAAATACAGCATGGCACCGCAGCCAGAGGGACACGGAATCCTCAAGCAAAACTGACGGAAGATCAGGTGCGAAGTATTCGAAAGATGATTGGCACACAAGCCCAATGGAAAATTGCTAAACAGTTTGGTGTCGCTCAAATGAGTGTCAGCAACATATCGCGCGGCAAACGATGGGGGTGGCTGGAATGACCCGAAGCGTTGAAGAGTGGGTTGGGGCGACGCCCGACGTAGCCATTCCGAAGCGCGTCAAACTCCGCGTGTTCGAGCGTGCTGGCGGCATCTGCCACATCTCCGGCCGCAAGATCACCGCTGCCGATCAGTGGGAATGCGACCACATCACGGCTCTGTGCAACGGCGGGGAGCACCGCGAAAGCAACCTGGCGCCGGCTCTGCGCGACAAGCACCGCGCGAAGACGGCGGAGGACGTGGCTGTCAAGTCCAAGACGGCCCGCGTCCGCGCCAAGCATCTTGGGATCAAGCGCAGCGCCCGGCCTATGCCCGGCAGCCGCGCCAGCAAGTGGAAGCAAAAACTAAACGGACAGGTGGTGTTAAGATGACTCCTAGAAAAATGGAAATCCTGAAAATTCTTAGCA